GATCTATTCAGGTAGGACAAATTAGTTTCCCCGATGATGCTGACAAAAAGGTGTTTGAAGATTTGTTTATAAGTGAATATACGTTTATCGATAGTTTACGTATAGACTACGCCTAACATTACCCGGCTTAGTCATGCCATGCCAACTATTGACTCCATTCTTTAAAATGTAACCTGTATTCTTTTTAAAAGGTACTTGGTAAATCACTTCACCGTCTCGGTACATACAAGTACCACAGTCTGGATTGGCATCATTCAAATAGATTTGTACAGCATAATTTATAGCATCGTTATCGACGTGAGGATCTATTGTGTACTCGGGACTGTCTTCCCACATATTGCTGTGTTGAAACTCTACATGTTCGTTAAACACGCCACGTATTACTGGTGTTAGTTGTTGGAACGCAAAGTGCATCTGCTTATAAGGACTAGCGTCAGGTTGATCCCAATGTACTGCACGTCTAGGCCATGACTCTTGAAGGTCTACATTTTCCCACTTGTCGTTACTATCTAAGAAATAGTTAATAGTATTAAGTATGTTTGGAGGAAGGACGTTATCTATAGTCCAACAGAAGTCACATACCTGTTGGCGATTGTGTATAGAATTAGCAATCCATTTTGCAGTAAATTGTAAATCTGCAAACTGGTTTAGGACTCTTTCGTCAGTTCCCATAATGTTTTTAATTGCATAAGTGTTTCCTGCAATGCAGGGTTTTCACTAGCTCGATGCATTATGTTATTGAACTCCTGTATGTCAATATACCACTCTGGCAACTCCTTGTACTTGACAAGTTTGCGTCCTGTTTTGCCAGGGTGTCTTTCGTACACTGTCTGGCCACCGTCTGGAGATTCAAATATTACCAATTCTCTATATAATATATCAAAACTATCGTCACTCAACCTTCTTCAGCCCAGCCAACATAGACTTGAGCTTAGAACTATCGACTTGAGCATTTACCTTGGGTTGTTCTGTCGTTGTCGTTGATTTTGTTTTTATTTGATCCATAATACTTGACTGTGGTTTGTTGGCTTGCTCATCCTCACCTGCATCGATAATTCTTAGCGTCTCCATGTTGTACTCTAAATCAATCTTTTGTCCAACACCACTAGAACTACGAGTTTTCATCAACTGTATTTGATATCTTCCACGTTCACGCATTGCCCTCGACGTAAAGATTCCAAAAACGTTATCAGCAGTATTTATTTTACTTAAACCACCTGCAATATGGCTGTGATCAAATTCTATTTCTTCCACCGCCGCTCTGTTTAACTGCGATGCTGTTACCATTAATATGTTAAATTCTTTTGCTAGGTTACGCAACTCCTCAGACACATACTTGTCTTTAACAAACAAGTCATTTGGCGATACCTTAGCACTAACTGGCATAACCAAGTCCAAGTAGTCTACCATGATAAAGTCTAACTTCATGCCTGTCTGTACTTGTAGTTCTTTTAAGTATGCTCTAATCTGATTAACATTGCTCTGTGCTGGCATATACTTGATACGCAACTTACCAGACTTCTTGCCCACCATTTTGACTTTCATCTCCACAGTATCAATGTCTTTGAATATTTCCCTTGTGCTTACGTTAGCCAACATACTGTCGATACGCATAGCACACAAACCTTCACTAAGTTCTAGTGTTAAGTACACACCATTTAGTCCTGCTGTGGCAAAGTTTACTGCCAAGTTCTGCATAAACAAGCTCTTACCACTACCAGAGCCGCCAGCAAAAATGTTTAGCTCGCCTCTGTTGAATCCACCAAACAGTTTCTTGTCTAGTGTGGGCCAACCTGTGCTGATCTGACCATTGTTGTCTTTCAATGCGGCTAATCTAGTTTTAGGATCTTCGAAGTAGTCTGTACCTAGGTCTTTTGTGAGACTAATTTGTACTGCATCTTTAATTAACTTCTCTACAGGATCATAGTTGCCTTTTTCCAAGTAGTCTGCCGCTTTGAGAATAGCACGTTCTAGTTCGCCCTTACGACTAAAACCCTCAAACTCTTCCATGAACCAGTCATACTGTCCTTCATCTATTTCCCCAACTTCTTTTAGTTCTACACCAGATGTTGCTTTGACTTGATCTCTAGTGGGCAAACTCTTGTGCTTGTCTGCATACTCCTGTATAAACTTTGCTGTATCCTGTAAACCTCTGTCAAAGTTATCTGGATTGTAGATGTTGCCCACACGCACAAACATCTGTGCGTCACTCATCATCATTTCTAAAAATAGTTTTTGTAAATCTGGACTGTAATCTTTGCTCATTTAATTGCTTTTCTCATTAGGTTTATTTTTAATTTACTTGCCTGTGCGTTGTCTAAAATATTTTTTACTACAAATAATTTACCATACTTTTGTACCGCTTCGCCAATATCTTTACAAGTTTCTGACCATGTAGGGAAACTAACTTCCCAGTCATATATAATAGCATCTTGTATCATGCGTTGCCCACTGCGGTCAAAGTCTGGAACAACAATAACACGCTTACCCAAACGTTCTATAATCTCTGCCTGTGTTTCATTAATATTATTACTTAATATAGCAACACCGTCAACTGCCATAGCATCAAAGGGACCTTCACATACTATAACAAACTTAGCATCCTTGGGTTGCTGATCTGTGTTAAAAACATAATTGCTATCATAACTGCTAAAGTACTTGGGTTTTATATGGTTATCCAGTGCTCTAGCAGTATATCCTATTGTTTTGCCTTCCCATGTAAACGGAATAACAACACGCCTATCCATGTTCATGTTACGACTAGTGCTGTAAAATATTGGATAACGTTGTATGTCAATTTTGCGTGTCACTGCATAGGCAACTATGTCTCTAAAACTTTGTGTTGTTTCATAGTTTGGATCCAGTGCCATCAATGTTGCTACTTGACTTATGTCTGCACTTTCCTCTGGCAGAGGCTTCGCTTCGAACTCTATCTTTTCCTGTTGCTGTTCTATTTCTTCAACGGCATCACCAAGTTCTTCTCTAATACGCATGGCTTCGAACACCAAACGTTGTGTATCATTTTGTTCTACACCAAACCACAACAGCAGTCTACGAAACTTAAAGTTAAAGTGCCAACCTGGTCGCCAAGTTGCTTTGAAGTTACAGTTAAAACAATGATAACTTACAGAACCATCTGCGGCATTTATAACACCTCCTCTGCCTCTAGTATCTGGACTGTGTCCACGATGTGTACAGCAGGGTGCATTGAAACTGGTCCAACCACTTGGAGTAGTTTTACGTTTCGCTGGTAAGTTGTCTAGTAGTGTTTGTTGTATAGCATTCACGTAACTATTTTACGTTCTTTCATAAACGAAATCAAGTGTTTTGCTATAAGTTTGTGTCCAAGTTCGTTAGGGTGTCCTCCCCATGCCCAGATGTTATGTCCGTTTCTTTCTTCTATTTCCATAAGTTCTTTCATACTAAATGGCATAGAAAATATAGCGTCAGTTTTACTTTCAGTGAACACTGGGGCAAATATAGATGTCATACTTTTCTCTAAGCAAAGTGCCCTTGTTGACAAAACGAATTCCTTAAGAGTGTAGTCACTTAATTCTCGACAACTACTGTATGCTAGATGTCGCTTCCAAGTTTCAGCAAGTGGGTGATTTTGCATGCCGTACTGTAAGTAGCCACTGTTGATCCACTTTTTATCTTGCTCACTATAAAAACTATACCTGTCAGGAGCAGTCGTGCCAAATATCACAGTAGTATCCCAACCATGTATGGACTGTTTGGAAAACCAGTTTATAAACTTTTCTTTCATGCCTATTAAACTATCGCCAGGCTCGGAGTAGTTTTCTACTGATATATCTAATAGGTCTGACAGTACATTTGAATATCTATATTTTTCTCTATGGGCAACGTTTTCGTGAAAGTATTTCCATTCGGCGTCTTCTAAACCGTAGCCTTCACTTTCTAATTTAGGAATAAGTGCGGGATCAACTAAGTCAGAACCATAAGTCCAACTGTCTCCAAAAACTACTATACGTTTAGCCACGATATAGTATTTTGGTTATGCTCCCTCCGGTTGCAACTTGGACAAATCTAATCGCTCTATAATTCCCAGTCCATGTAGTGTACTCTACGTTACTTGAGGAAGTGTAAGACTTTGTTTGAATAGTAAAGTAATTTGCTGAGTTATAGTTCGGTGTATCATCTAGTGTGCCTTCTACTAGGATATCACCTGTATAGCCGTTGAGATAAAATGCGGCTGTGTGAAGTTTACTGCCTTGATTGGTACTCTTGTCGCTTATAACATAACTTGTTTCATTTGTACTTGAATCAATAGTAAGCTCAGTTGATGCTGTAAATGTTGGATAATGTCCGTCTAATACCTGCAGAGTGCCACGTACACCGTAGTTGTCATCTGAATATGCAATTTCATCTGTACCCTCACCACTAGTAACTGCAACTGTGTAATTGTAGTAAGTGGCAGGCAAATCTAGCAAGTCGTTGTCATCTAGTGTTACAAGTGCCTGCCCTTTAGCGGCGTTGTGAATTGTAGCAGTAGTTGTACTATAAACTGAATTAGTTTCAGGGTTAATGATATTAAGTTTAATATCTCTACTGCTAATATTAATTGGTTTCTGATCTTGGTTCTTAACTTCTATTAAAAATTTGTTTGCTACACCACGGTAGGCTTTTATGTCTCTATTATACACGCT